ACACCAACTAAAGCATTAGAATCTGGTGTAGAACCATCTCTAGCTTCGTTCAATCCTGTAACATCTCTAATCATACTTAAGTAGTAATTATATGTACTGATTAAACTTTGCAACTTACCACCAGCGTTATTTGTATTAATCTCTTGAATAGGAATTTTACCAGGATTCATATCTCCTTCTTGGGTAAAAGATCTACCAACAACAGAACCTGTTTGGAAATACATATTTAATGCTTCCTGCGGATTGTAACTTGTTCCATTACCTAAGTCAACTTCACTTAATCCATCAGCATCAAGGTAAACACCATCAGGTACCATTCTAGATAATACTTGTTGTAGTTTTAAATGTGTCAACTGAATCATATCGGCAAAACCAGTTATCCTACCAACTAAAGATTCTATTCTACCTTTATACATTCTAGGGGCTACAATACTGTAGTTCATTTTAACTTTAGTATGATCGCTTTTTGGGCGCATCATATTTTTAGCCATCTCCCATTTTAAAAGTCTATCAGTACCTAATACTAATACTCCTTCGTATAATACTTCTAGTGACCTAGACATTTTACCATACTTAGCTTCTAACTCTTCAATAGGTGGATCAAATTGATCATCTCTTGCAATAATCTTTGATGCTCCAGTAGCTGTTTCTTTTACTTTATATACTTCATTCATATAAGTTTTATAGTTGAAGTATAATAATTGTATTGTATTAGAATCTGAATTATCGTAATTAGATATTGTTCTATCAAAGAAAGAATTGTTTTGAAAACCTTGCTTTGTAATATCTTCTAAATCTGCTGTAGTAAGTTCAGGAAATTGTAATTTAAGTTCGTTTATAGGTACAGCTTTTATTTCTCCTACATAATATATGTCATCAAAATATGGTGACTCTGTGTAAGAATAAATAAGATTAGCAGGATCAACGTATTCAACTTTAATACCTTCTGACTTATTAAACGTATTCTTAGCAGCTCCAATACCTAATGTTGTAATATCATATATACATCTTCTCTTAGTAAGATCATATCTGTTACCATCAAATATTGTGTTTATAGCAATCTCTTCTGCAATTTCTACACCTTGCTTATAACTAAGTTGCATGTAAATATCAAGTTCTTCAATAGAATCCGGTAATTTCTCTGGATCATTCTCAAACAAGTTTACACCAAATTGCTCTTTAGCAAAGTTATTTAGTTCTTTTGTTTGCATATCACGGATTATAGATTCCATGAATGCAGTACGTTTACTTACGCCGTAAGGATCTTGAGAATAAGCTTTTATATCAAACGCTCTATCAGATATTCCGTTAACAACAATATCTACGAACTTTGGTATAATTGGTACTGGTTTCCAATCTAAATTAAGATAAGATAAATCACCATTTATAGATAATTCATCTTTATACTTTTGAATAGATTGTTCTCCTCTAGCATATAACCTTAGTCTATGAAAAGCACTTTGATTATTTCTAAATCTAGTTGTACCTGAACTAGCCTTAAACCATTCGTCCTGTATTGCTCTACCTACTTTAAGCCCATATTCAAATGACATTTTTTCTTGGTCACTAGCTATTTGGCTTGGAAAAAAACTTTTTACAACTGACTCAGCCATATTATTTTATTATTTGTGATGTTGAACCGCTATTGGTATATCTAGCGATTGTTAAATTTAATTTTTTTCTTTCCACTTCTGCTGATGGATGATACATATTCTTGTTACAAGCCATGATAGCTAAACCAGAACTTATAGTAGCATCAAATTTTGTTCTATTATTTACGTCAAACCTTGACCAATCATTTAATGTTTCATTGAAGTACATGTCTCCATATTCTCCATCATCTTTAATACCTACGTATTTTTGTATGTAACTTTCTATTGCCGCAGCGTGAGCTTGTTTTATATCTTCACTAGAGTTAGGCATTCCACCTATTTCTTTTTCTGTAGATGATAACTTTGCCCATAATCTATCCGGTCTATTCATAGAGTAACCTCTATATCCTCTTCTCTTAAAATAATATAATAACCTAGGTTTGTTATTCTCTGCTAATATTGGCATACCGTAAAATATACAAGCCATCAATACATCTTCAAAGAATATCTCAGCTGTCTGAGGCCTAGCTATATATTGTAAGAAAAATGAATTAGGCGGAGCGTCTTCCATAGAAAACTTAGTTAATCCATGCAATGCACCTTTAGATCCTTTACCATCTGTTGTTCCTGATATATCATAACTATCACAACCAAATGCTCCAACGTGTTCATTACCAGGATATTTAATCCCATTCCTAATAGATTGACTATTTTGTAAATTACGAGGAGGAACCCAAGTAACCAAGAATCTCCCTGATTCATTTGGACTGAAAACAACCTTGCTGTCTTTTATTCCATTCTCCCAAGCAAAACTACCTCTAGTAATAACATTACTAAATCTAAGATCGCTATTGTAATCTATTTGTTCGTATATTTTAGCTAAGTTAAATATACTGCTTTTTGTTTCATCTCTGAATGCATGTTCTTCTGTTCTTGGAAACTGTCTATATAATTCATTCAAAGCATCCTGGTCTCCTTTTAAACCATCAACCTCATTGTTCCAGTGTTCTATAACACCAATCTCAATAATGTCGCCTTGTGAGCTTAAAACATTTGTCTTAGGAGTATCAAATACAGGATGTCCGTATTCATCAATAAAACCTTCATAGTTCCATTCCATTGGTATAAAAAGAGAATATAGTCCAGATCTAGTTTGACCATTCCTATTTCTTTTTGTTACGTCTGAATTATAGTATAAGTCTTTATAGTTTTCACCACCTTTATCCAAGGCGTTAGATGTACTACCCATCATACACTTACCAATAATCCGGCTTCCTAATCTTAAACAAGTTTTTGTAACGCGCCAGTTGTTTAGAATATTATCTGGTTTCAACCATTTAGCGGACTCGTCATGAACAAGTAGCTGCAATTTCTCACCATCATAAGCATTATCTCCAGTATTCTTCCAGTCAATAGTCGTATCGAGTCCTTCGAGTATCTCATTTCTATCTTTTGACTGTATTGATTTTTTAGTTAATCTAGATGCTGGTATACGGTAAGCTAATTCAGTTTTTGGTCTATCCATACCATCTTGGATTGGCTTGAAGAAGAATGGATAATTCAATGATATTGGCACAACTTTATCTGTAAACATTTTCTTAGCATCGGATCCAGACTTAGAAAGTATTCCAAATCTACCATCACCAGTTATTGTTGCTAAGTTTACTGTTTCGCCAGATGCCATAAAAGAAAATCCGGAACGTCTATTTTTTAAATAGCACATACCGTAACTTCTACTATCAGCTTTACAAGCTTCCCAAAATATAAAAAATAATCTATTTGATTCCCGAAAGTCTGGTGGACCAACATCAATCTTAGACCATTGTAAGTACATATAATGTGTACCGGTAATATAAGTATTAACGTTTTTATTTTTAAACCAGTGACCGTCTTCACGGCGTTTGAACTCTTCATCTATATAGCCTTCCCATTTGTCTTTAAAGCTATCAGGATATTCCCGCCAGTCAAATATACTCTTTATATTTTTTAGCTCCTTAGGATAGTCCGAAACAGTCCATTTATTATTTTTGTTCTCAATAACAGATGGTGCTTTTGGCAATGCTATTTTTAAATTTTGTATTTGGTATATTTCACCAATTTGACCAGTCTTACTAATGACTACTACATCATGTTCTTTATCATATCCATAAACCCATTTCTTGTTCTTATTGAGTCTTGATATAGTTGTAAGTTTTATTGGTTCTATTATTTTATATAAACTTTGCTCGTACATCATTTTGATCTCCTTTCTGCAAAGCCTTTGAATGCTGCTTTATCTAAATCTTCTCTAGGTCTATCTTCCAACATATTGTCTTCTTCTTCAATTCTAGATAGTATTTCAAAAGCATCGAATATAGCTAACTTCTTTGTAGCAGCTGCGTTCTTAAGTTTATCAGCTGACAAATCTTCTTCACCGTTATTTAGAATAGCTTCCTCCGCAACCTTTATAAGCTCTAATACAGCTTTATGTCCAGCTAGGATTATATTCTTCTTCGTCTCCTTTACATTCATATTTTATTGAAATTAAATTTGTGGGTACTCGGTATAACCTCTGCCCTTCAACTACAAACTCATATTCGCTACCGGGTACAAAACCTACTAATGAACCAGCCGTTATATTATTCTTTATAAGGCTTTCATCAACATATTTTATAAATCCAACTAATGGCATTTCATGATCTGTAGTAAATATATTTTTTGATTTTATTGGTTTTACAAAACAATAACCTTCTGGAGCAATCCATTCACCATTGTGTTTGTATAAGAATATCTGATCTTTTTCAACAAAGAAAGTTGATTCATCATAATATGCTTTACCATTCTTTTCCACACCTCGTATATCACTAAATCTTCTAAATATATTGTGATGAACTATTACTTCATCTCCAACACTTATATTAGTTTCAGTTGCGAGCGGTATTCCTTTTACGATGCCATGTCGACCAACATACTGATGGTTTTGTAACTCAGTATTTAATATTAACGTACCTTCGTTGGTTTCCTTAGTATTGTTATACCTACCTTCTTTTGGCTCAACTATAAAACTGAAAACGCTTTGCATTAGTAATCTAGGTTATATTCAACGGATATTGCCATGTTCTTATTAAAATCTTTCCATGGCACAATCTCTTCATTCTTCTTTATGTATATAGAGTACTTATCTTCCTCCTCTATGATATTACTAATGACATGGCCGCCATACACTTCTTGTCCTATGGAATAGTGCATGGCGTCTGTCTTATAGTCTCTACCTATACTTATCTTACGAACTAACTTCATTGCTAGCTTCCTTAAGATCTCCTGTATTAATATCTACAACGACATCTCCGTATTTTGCTTTTAGGTCTCCTTGTAAAGATTCTAATGTAGTAGAGATACTACCAATTCTATGTAACATTTGATGCTTCTGTATTTCAAGATCTCCAACCTTAATTTGGATGTTATTGAATTCAGTAACTAATGTTTGCAATTGTGTTAATTCTTCTTGCGTAATCTTTGTGGATTTCTCCATTGTTTTAACTTTTCCCATTGTATTTAATTTAATTGATGTTACTATATAAATTACCTGTTTGCATGGTATCTTAAGATTATACCGTATAACCTATTTTGCTATTTCAAAGTGCATCCAGTCATAGTTCTTTTCTCTACCAAGCGATATAAAACCATTAGCATAGAATATGTCTATCATCTTTTTGTATTCTGGTCTTGCAAATCTAGCTGTCTTACTAGTTTCCTTTAGTTGGTTTCTTTCAGGATCCAAATCTACTGCAACTCCCCATGAATGCTTTGATAATTCAGTACCTCCACGCATTGTTCTAAAGTTAAA